CGGCGGTACCCTTGTTGGCCGCCTGCGGGTCGTTGTAGATCGACTGCAGCACGTTGGCGTCGATGGCCACCTTCAACTGCTGGGCCGCGGCATCAGCGAACTCGGCCATGTAGTCGGCCTTGGTCTGATACTTTTCCACGTCGTTGATCTGGTAGGTGAACTTCTTCGCCTTGTCGATCACCATCTCAACCTTTTCCACGGTCGGACGCTCGTAGGTGAGGGTCTGGCCGATCTGGTAGTCACTGATGGTGACGGTCGGGCTGTTCATGATGATCACCTTGTCGCCCATGCCGGAGATCTCCCCCGCATAGTCGTTGTTGGCAATCTCGCCGAAGACCGTGGTGGCGTAGAAACGCTTGTTGATCTTCGAGGACCAGAGGGTAGGGATAAAGCGCAGGGTCCCGTTGTCCAGGGTGCCCATTTTGCTGGTGCTGTTGGCACTAATGCCGGAATCGTATGCAATAGCCATGTGTGGTGTGTCCTATGTCAGGCAGCGATGCGCCCTTCGGCGACCGCCAGGTCGATATCGCGCTCGATCGCCATCTGCTGCTCCCGGGGGAGTCGGCTCAAATGACGCGGGTCGAGCAGCCGTTGAATGTCGTCCTGCGAATATACACGCGCCTGCGGGTTGTGGGCCACGGAGGCGTTACCAGTGGGTCTCGGCGTAACCTGCTCAAGCTGGGCGCGGGACGGTTGTGGTGTGTTTGCGGAGGCGACAGGGGCGCGAGCCCCCTTGAACAGAGTGAACATGTGCACCAGACGGTTGAGGTCTCGTTCCCGTACACCCTGGTCGATTGCGGCTTGGCGAGGAGCGCCCAACAAGGGATCGTATTCCTGCAACCACCCCAGCCACGCGGGGTCGTTATCAATGTCTCTCCAGCCGGGGACAGCGGCATCCATCTGAGCGAAGAAGCGATCGTTTTCAGACTGGACCAGGCGCTGTTCGACCTGCTGTTGAGATTGTTTGAGTTCGGCAATACGCCGATCCGCTTCGGCTTGCGCCATCTCGCGGGTAAATTTGACGAGGTCTTCGCCGAACAGGTCGGCGGCTTCCTTGTACTTGTCCTCCAGCGGTTGATCAGCCGGCGCCGGCGGCTCGGCCGGGCGTTGCTGAAGTTGCTGCTCCAGCTGCTGGATATACTGGTTGGCCTCGCGCAGCTGCTGCGCGTAACGCGGCACCTCGGCGCTGTACTTGCCCTGCAGGGTGTTGTAGCGCGACTGCCAGGTCTCGGAGTTCGGGTCGTCTTGTGGAGGCTCGGTGCTCTGCAACTCGGTTTGTGGAGCCGGATCTTCGGCTTGGGGCTCCGCTACTGTCTCCATGTTGGCAGTATCAGGATCGGACTCAGGACTCTCCGGCGGATTCAGCATGGCTTGAATCTCGCGCTCAATCTGTTCGGCGGCCGCGACTTCGCGGGCGATCTGGTCGGGTAATTTCGGTTCGTCCATCATCGTCATCTTTGGGCCTCGTGGGGTGTCCGGTTAAAAATCTGGGTGAGTTCCTTCAAGACCACGGCGGCCCCCTGTATTTGACGCAGGCGGGTGTCCTCCGGGATCTGGGAGAGCAACTCAAGGAGTTCGGTACGGTTCTGTTCCAGCCACGCCAGCACGGCGGGGTTTCGCCCAAACTGGGTCAGAAGCCGCTCGGCCTCGCTGCCGGGAACAGGGGGTTTGATTAACATGGGTCGCTATGTAGCACACATGTAGACACGATGCAAATCATTTACGCCGTTGCGCCACGCGCGCCTGGGCTTCCTCGGCCACCAGGCGCTTCAGAGTATCGCGGGTGGTTTCCCGGGGTTTCACCGGCGGCAAGCCAATCCGGACGTCGCGCCCTTCGCCTGGGGGCATCATCTCGCCGGCGTACCAACGCGCGGCGTAATACTTGGGGTCCGCCATGTGAGAGACTTCCTTGGACTCCATATCCATCGTGTTCTGGTTATCGTTGAAGTCGTAGGTATCCTGGATGTTGTAGCGATGCGCGTCCGGGTCATACTGATAGCGGAACTGGCCCAGCGTGGTGCGGACGTTCCCCAGCGGGTTGCTCATGGCGCCGGTGCCGCCTGTTTGGATATCTTGTGTGCCGACCATCCGGTCGTAGTCCCGATAAGTGATGGCGCCCGACAGCCCGCCGCGCTGAGTGATTAAACCCTGCATGGCGCCCAGTTCATCCGGCGTGAAATGCCGCTCGGTGATCGGCGTCCGCACACCCTGCATGCTGGACAGGAATACCCGCCCGGCGGTGGGGTAGTCCGCCGGGTTCATGCGCGAGACGATCAGGTTATCAATCGCCTTCAGCAACATCCCCCGTTCCTTGCGCTCAGCCATCAGCCGCGCCCCATCTGGTCAAACTGGCTGACGGCGGGGCGGCCGCCTTCCTTGGCGAGGCCGGGGCTCATCCCCGGCGTGGTGTTCTCGCCGTTCGGCAGCGCCTGCTGCTGGGCCATCTGCATCATCTGCGCCTGCTGGATCATCTGCTCCATTTTCAGCGCGTCCTCGTCCTTGGCGATCTCGTCCGGGTTCATCCCCAGCAGCTTGGCCTGTTCCTTGAGGACGTTGGCGCGGCCTTCCAGTCCGGTGATCTGCAGGTCGACCGGGTTGTTGGTCAGCTGCAGGAACTCGGAGCGGCGCAGGGCCATGTTGTCCTTCATCAGGATCGACTCGGACCCACGGACGACAATGCCGATGTCGCCGGCCAGGTTGAGCTCACCCATCTGGGTGATGAGATGGATGTGGGTCTTGCGGATCACCGACTCGATCAGGCGGTCGACGTTGGCCGTGACGGACTTGATCAGCTTGCTGGCGTTACCGATCAGCATGGACAGGCCAGAGGCCGTGCGCGCCGCACCGCCGGCTTTGGAATCGCCGGTCATATACTTGGGGATGCCCGACCACTCGTCGGCCTGGTTGGATGCCTCGTTGAAGATGGCCATCAGCTCGTTGGCATTGCTCGGCACCGAGAAGAACTCGACAGCGGGCGCGGTGGACCCCAGTGGATCAGAGATCATCTGCCAGATCTTCCACGGGTGCAGGCTGGTGATCTTGGCGCCTTCCGGCAACCGCTCGATATTGACCGCGACCTGCGGCCCGGAGCTCATCGCCATGTTGTTGACCAGCGCGCGCAGCGCGGCATTGGCCAGGTCCTGCGGGTCCTTGATCAGATCCGGAATACCCATGCCCCAGAACATGCCGGGGACGCGCTCGTAGCTGGTCTTGCTGTAGGGTTTCTTGCCGACCGGGTCGTGGTTCAGCGTCGCCTTGATGATGTATTCCTTGATCTTCCAGACGTTGGCCGAATACTCCTTGTCCGGGTCAGGGATGGACTCGGCCGCAATACCCCACTCGATCAGGTGCCGGCCGGGGATGTTGTCCCACAGTTCCAGCGCGTCGATCATCTCGGTCTTGTAGGTCGTCGCCAGTCCCGTTTTGGGATCCGTCGACACCGGCGCGGACGTGTCCTCGCCGCGGATACCCATGCCCAGCCAGTTGCTGGTGCCGCCGTTGTCGTGGTCCTTGAGCACCGCGCGGACGGCGTCCTCGTTATACCCGGGCAAGCCGATGAAGCTGGCCACCACGGAGCGCGACAGACGGTGGCGCTGGATCAGGTAGCCGTCCTCGATATCCATCGACCACGGGGCGGGAAACAGGTCAAACGGGCTGACCCGCTCGTATTCAGTGACGATCTTCTCCTGCGGGATAGCCAGCGTGGCGCCGGTTTCCGGGTCCCGGCTCCAGGCCAGGTCGATGCGCTGACGCATGATTGGCCCCTTGAGGATGCAGGCGGGGTAGGTCACCAGGTCGTCCAGCACATCGGCGAAGGCATCGCGGTAGCCGCCGTTGACCAGCGTGTCCTCGATGGCATCCTCGGTCATCGCCGCCTCGCGGCGAGCGTTCTCGCGCAGCTCGTTGCGGACCGACTCCAGCGCCTTGCGCGCCAGCTCCGGCGCCTCGTTGGGATCCATCGGCAGACCCATCTCGTAGGCTTGCATCACCCGCGCCTGGGCCTCGTAAAGGGCTTCCTGTTCCAGCTCCGGCGGCAGCTCGGGGATCGGTGAGGCGGTCACGCTCCAGGGTTTGTCCTTGCCATCGCCGAGGAGGGCATCGCGCAGCCAGGCCGTGGCGGCCCGGCACTTCTGATTGGTGATGTTGGCGTAGATCTCGGTGCCGCCCTGGGCCTTGATCGCCTGCAGTTTGACGTCCTCGTAGATGCCCTGGCGTTGCCGCAGATTCTCCCGCATCCGGGTGGCGACCGGCCGTTTGGCCTCACGCGCCAGAAACCAACGCTGGTTGAAATAGGACACCAGATTACTGAT